ACCTGACAATGTAATTATTTTAAAACCTAAACCACCATTTTGAAAGGATAAATATGAATATTAAAAAATTAGCTGAAGAAAGAAATATAGATGCACATAAATTATCTAGAGATTTAGATATATCATATACCTACGCAGATTTATTATTAAAATCAAAAAGACAACCTAGTGTTAAAGTTATGAAAAAAGCAAGAGAAGTTTATAATGTACCTTTAGGTGGGATTGGTGTATCATGACTAAAGAATGGGTAATAAATTTAAGGTTAGAATTTAAAACGAGACCAACTAAATGTGAGGTTGAACATAAACTTTTTGATTTGTTAAAAAAAGGTTTTGTATTAAAACAAAAGGATGAGTATGAAAGAGAAAAAGACCTTGTGGAAAAAAGGAAGTCAACATTATAAAATTTTTAAGATACAACCTTCACAATTTATTAACGAAAATAAATTACAATTTGCTGAAGGTAATGTTATAAAATATATTTGTAGACATCCACAGAAAGGTAAAAAAGAAGACATACTAAAAGCAATACATTATTGTGAAATGATATTAGAACGTGATTATGAGTAAAAAAATGCTATTTGAAAACAACGACTTGGATATTAAAAAAATTAAACAAGACGTTTTTTTTATGAAAAACTTTTACAAAAACCCTGATGATATTGTAAATTATTTAAGTCAACATAAACCTGTTTTACATAAAGCAAATGATAGTAACTCACTAAATAATAAATTTTTTACTGATAAACGTCATTTAATAAAAAATCAAGATGTTATTCCAACAGAAACAAATTTAATTACATATTTTAAAAGATATAGTAAGCCAAAAGGATATGTTGCTACCAATATATTTAAAATGTTAGATAAAAATTTTAATGATTATAAAAATAATTATTGGCAACCTCATAAAGATAAAAATGATTTTGTTTGCATCATTTATTTTAACAATCCTGGTTGTGATGGAACAAACTTATATGAAGATAGTTCTTTTAAATCTAAAAAAAATGAACACGAAGAACCTTGGGTGCATAAGAAAAATTTTAAACTTAGTTATACTTATAAACCAGAATTTAATGACATTTTTATTTTTTCAGGAGATATTTTACATGGAATGAATATAACTTCTGACCGTTTTTTTTATGAAAGTCGTATTAATCAAGTGTTTTTTATCTAATGCAATTAGTTTTTCCATTACAAAAGAAAACTATGTGGTCACCACCGATAGAGTATAAAGATTTATCAAGTGCTACGGAAATAGCTATCGATTTAGAGACTAGAGATGAGGGGATCAACAATGGTCTAGGAGCTGGTTGGGCATTTAATAAAGGTGAGATCATAGGTATAGCAGTAGCCACAGAGGGTTTTAGTGCTTACTATCCTTTTGGACATTTAGGTGGTGGTAATTTAATCAAAGAACAAGTCTTAAAATATATGCACGATATTTGTGCTTTGCCTTGTAGAAAAATATTTCATAACGCATCATATGATGTTGGGTGGTTACAGTCATATGGTATTAAAGTAAACGGTGAGATCGTAGATACGATGATAGCAGGTGCATTGTTAGATGAGAATAAATACAGTTACTCTCTTAATGCTTTAGCAAAAGAATATTTAGGTGAAATGAAATCAGAAAAAGATTTACGAGAAACAGCTTTACTATATGGTATTGATCCGAAAGCTGAGATGTGGAAACTGCCAAGTGAATCGGTAGGTTTGTATGCTCAAGAAGATGCACGACTGACGTATGACTTATGGAAAAGATTTAAACACGAAATCAATAAACAAAATTTAGATACTATCTGGCAACTAGAAAGAGATTTATTACCACACTTAATCGAGATGAGAAGACGAGGTATTCGTGTCGATGTTGAGGGTGCAGAGAAACTAAAAATAGATTTTAAAAATAAAGAAAAAGAATCTTTGCACACTATAAAAAAAATGGTTGGTAGAGACATAGATATATGGGCAGCCAGAAGTATCGCAACTGCATATGATAAATTAGGTATTGAATATCCACGCACAGCTAAAAGTGGTGAACCTAGTTTTACACAGGCTTGGTTGAACGAAAACAAAAGCGACATATCAAAGTTAATCGTAAATGCTAGAGAGTTAAATAAATTTCATAACACTTTTATTAACAGTATTATCAAGTATACACATAAAGGTAGAATACATGGTGAGATAAACCAACTAAGAAGTGATAGTGGTGGAACGGTTAGTGGTAGATTATCTATGAACAATCCTAACTTACAACAACTGCCGGCTAGAAATAAAGAGTTTGGTAACTTGATACGAGGATTGTTTTTACCAGAGGAAGGTGAGAAGTGGGTTGCTTTAGATTACTCGCAACAAGAACCACGAATCGCTGTCCACTATGGTAAGGCAATTGGTTATCAAGGTGCAGAAGAAATCGTACAAGCATACAAAGATAGTGAAGCAGATTTTCATCAGACCGTTGCTGACATTTGTGGTATCGATAGGAAAAGTGCAAAGGCAATTAGTTTAGGTTTAATGTATGGTATGGGTAAAAATAAATTAGCTAATATGTTAGGATTAAGTTTTGATGAAGCTACCGATCTTATTAATAAGTATAATCGTAAGGTGCCTTTCTTAAAACAACTAGCAGATAAATGTTCAGATAAAGCAAATAACGAAGGAGTAATTAGAACTAAACTTGGTAGAAAATGTCGTTTTGATTTATGGGAGCCAAAAGACTGGGGTGTACATACACCAGAAAGATTTGAAAATGCATCAGCAAAATATGGACAAAAAAATATTAAAAGAGCTTTTACCTACAAAGCATTAAACAGATTGATACAGGGTAGTAGTGCTGACCAAGTTAAAAAAGCAATATTAAATGTAGCTAAGATTGGACACATACCACTATTACAAATACACGATGAATTGTGTTTTAGTATTAAAGATGAAAAAGAGATTGAGGCTATAAAAAGTGAGATGGAGGGTTGTGTGGAGTTTTTAGTTCCAATGAAAGTAGACGTGGCGATTGGAGATAACTTCGGTGAAACTATCTAATCGTTTATCTGGTTATGTACTCTTTTCTTCATAGCTTCTTGATCGTGAACAATAATTTTTTTTCTTATGTTAGACAATGCCTTATCAAGATATACCATCTGATTCGTATATACTCCATGATGTCTATACATTTTTGTCCAAAGGTGTTCAAGAGCTATCTTTTGTTCGAGTAGATTATCCATAATATCCCTTCGTTTAATTAAAATTTATATCAAATCACAACTATTAGTCAACTCCTCTTGACTTTTCTTATCGTATCACTAAAATAATGATACGTGTTAAGGAGAGAATTATGTGTAGTTTAATGGAAATAACAAAAGAAAAAATAGAAAAATTAAAAGAAGAAAAGCACTTGATTTGTGTATCAACTGAAATAAAAAAATATACGCAACTACTGAGTGATGCAGAGTGGGAAGGTCGTACAGATAATGTTTTATTTATACAAAAGCAATTAGACCACTATAAAAAACTAATGGCTGACGGACAACTTTATGAACCCAAATTTTAGGAGATAATATGGATACTACCAAATGGAGAACTGTAGCAATACGAATAGACAGTTATAAATTATTAAAAGGTTTATGTGACAAGACACACAGAAATCCTGCAAATATGATTTCTAAACTTATTGATTCGCACTTGACGTATCTATCTAAAAAAGAGCAAATTAAGTTAGAAGATTTAAAAGATCAATTGTACAAAAATCAAAAATGACCATAACTATATATAGAGGAGATTGTAGAGAAAGGTTACAGTCACTATCAGATAAAACTTTTCATACAGTTGTTACATCTCCACCATACTGGGGTCTTAGAGATTATGGCACTGCTACTTGGATAGGTGGTGATCCTAACTGTCCTCATTACAGAACTAATCACACAAGTGATAAATGTATTACTGGACATAAAAAATCTCAAAAGAGTGGTGGTATTGCTAGTTCTATATATAAGACAATATGTCCTGAATGTGGAGCAGTACGACAAGATAGACAGCTAGGTTTAGAAGAAACACCACAAGAGTATGTCGCTAATATGGTACAGGTATTTCGTGAAGTCAGGAGAGTGTTACGAGATGATGGTACTTTGTGGTTAAATTTAGGAGATACTTATTACAACTATAGAGCAGATGGCAAGTATCCAAAACAAACTGTATCAAAAACCAAACAGGATTTACCAGAATTTTCAACTGCAAGAGGTAATAAACTAGAGGGTCTTAAATCTAAGGACTTGATAGGTATACCTTGGAGAGTTGCTTTTGCTTTACAAGAAGATGGGTGGTATCTACGACAAGATATAATCTGGCACAAACCGAATCCTATGCCAGAGAGTGTCAAAGATAGATGTACCAAATCTCACGAGTATATATTTTTATTTAGTAAGTCAAAAAATTATTATTTTGATAATGAATCTATTAAAGTTGAAAGTAGTCCGTTAACAGAGGAAAGAAACAAAAATAAATTTAATGGTGCTTTTAAAGGTCAGTTTAAAGGAACTCCAAACGAAGAAAGATGGCAAGAGGGTAGACCAATAGATAAACCTAATTTTAGTGAGGATGGAAAATCTAATAAAAGAAGTGTGTGGACTGTTACTACCAAACCATACAAGGAAGCTCACTTTGCTACCTATCCACCAGATTTGATTGAGCCTTGTATTTTAGCAGGTTGTCCTGAAGGTGGTCATGTATTAGACCCTTTTGGTGGAGCTGGCACAACTGCACTGGTATCGGATAGATTAAAAAGACATAGTAGTTTGATAGAATTAAATGATGAATATGCTAAAATTACAGAAAAAAGATTACGAGATGATGGTGGTATGTTTATGGATATACAATATAACAATGAGAGGAGTGAATAATGGGAATGATGGATGAAGCTTGGAGAGAAAGTGTACGAGACACGAAACACGAGCCAATAAAAATTAAGATGAGTAACAAGCGATATATCGTTTGTACTGACTGTAAGGGTAATGGCTACAAATTTGTTGGTGGTCATACCAAGACTTGTCAGAGTTGTGGTGGTAGTGGTAACTTGAACTTAATTGATGTCCAAGAAACACACAGCGTGGAACAAAGGCAAGAAGATGTCACTGGCGTTCAAAATTGGTTTGCGAAAAATCCCAAATCACAAGGTTTTCGTAGCTAACTCCTCGCACCCAAGACACAGAGTTAAAGAAAGAATACTTATGGAAGGGTTGCTACCTTACGTATGTGCACTATGTAAGATAGAACCGATGTGGCAAAGTAAAACCTTGACTTTAGTCTTAGACCATATTAATGGTGTTAATAATGACAATAGGTTAAAGAATTTACGTTTCTTGTGTCCAAACTGTAATTCGCAAACCAGTACATTTAGTTTAGGACATAGAAGAATGAAGAAACTAAAACGATGACTAGGAGAAAGAAAAAAATGTCGATGTACGATATTCTAGAAGATTTAATGAAAGATACGGAAGCAAGTGACTGGACTATCGACCCACGACAAATGCAGCCAGAAGATCGACACGCATTTATAGAATCAGTCTATGGCGATTATTTATATTTTAAAGACAAAGGTAGTAGATATAGTGAGAGGTACAAGGAGTTGTTAATTCATCTTGTAAGAACATATGGTCACTAAATGTATTTACCTTCTGTTGAAGTTTTAAAAGTTCTCGGATACCGAAACTCGAAAGATGTGGTATTTACAGAACGTAATCCAGAACAGAAACTTTTTTTGTATGTGATTATTAATGCCATTGAAGATGTGCTTGTCCATCAGTCTGATAGAAAGTCCTCTTTTATAAAGTGTGAAGCTCACAACTGGTTAATAGGTTATAGTGATGACTTTATTAAAATATGTGAGTGGGCGTTGCTTGACCCAGAAAATGTAAGATATAGTTATATTTTTAGTTTAAAGAAAGGTACGATACGTTTTACACAAAAACAGGTTAATTGGCAAAAATATCGAACAACTTTTTTTAAGAATAAAAAACTTAGTGAAAAAGAAAAAAGAAGAAAAAAAGGTATGTTACGAAATTTACGCATACAGGCACATTCTAGTTCTTTAAACTTTGTTAGCACTCTTTTTTTATCGGTCATTTAATTTCTTTTGTTTCTGGTGTTACATCTATAATGTTTTTCGCTTCACCGATCTTGCTCTCTAACTCTTCTAATCGTTTTTCTAATTGATCTCTACTCATACCTTCTAAGGTAGAATGGGTAATTTGTTTATGGTCAACGTATAAGCCGGCTAGTTGTCCAGATCGATACTCAGCATTAATGGAAGCAGTGAACTGACCCTTGGCTGACGACTGATCCCTAAGATCGTCTAGTATCTTATAACGTCTTAGTTTATCCTTTTCATACTTTTCTTTTTCTTCGCCTATTCTCTTTTCCATATATCGACATATGTGTGGGTTTATATCTGGGTTCGTGAGTTTCGATGCGAGAACCATTGCACTCTCTCTTGTCTTCGTGTTGTAACCACTCTCGATTAACGCATCGGTCTTTGTTATCTTTCCCCAGTTGTCTACTAATATATCGATAAACCTTTTTTGTTTGTCTGTAAGGTCTTGTATTGACCTCAACTCTCTTCTTTTTTGTGCCATAACGAATCACTTTCCTTTACTAGTTTACTATAATGCACTTACTTAGAATATAAAAAATAAAATAAAAATGCAGAAAAAACAATCCTAGAAATTATATTTTTCCCAAAATCTAGGAATTTTTCCCAAAGTTTTCCCAAAACTATTTCTCTGTAATGGTATGTAATCTGGGATTTTTTCCATTTTCCCAAAATATTTGTTGATTCTACGCTTTGATTTTTTTTTTTTTTGTAAGCAGTTACCTTATAGGAAATTGGGAAACTAGGAAAATAAAACTTGCTATCACATATATATGTGCTATTAATAGTATTAACAAAGGAGAAAAAAAAATGATGACAACTAAATATAAATGGACAAGTACAACAATACCAGAAGTAAAATCTGCAGCTGAAGGATTAGTCAAAGATGCAATTAAAGACGGTTGGTCTTGGGATATATTGTGTGATGGTGATTATCTTTGCAAGAATAGTAAAGACTTCAATGAAGTGATGGAGAACATACACGCAGTTGATGACGTTGTAGAAGCACACATTAAAAAAGAAGGACAAAAGTCTGACTGGTGTAACTTTATAATGTGTAATGGTGAACCAGATTGTGAAGTTTTAGATTGCTATGTTGACGGATACATTGACAAGTGGTGTGAACGTACTGATTACGGACAAAAATAATTAGCATTTCTTGTAGCCCTCTTCGGAGGGCTACTACAAGTGCTAGGTGC